GGCCAAGTCATTGATACCGCGCTCGTCGATTAGTCTTCGAAGTGCACTTTTCTCTCGTTTTTGTGCCATAATTAAAAACCTCCATCGTCAGTTGTTATTTTATCTGACAATGGAGCTTTACACAATTTCCGATACGCTCTCTTTTTTTAACATTCAAGTCTTCCACCATATAGTTGTTTTCTATATATAAAATGACCTTTTTGATTATGTCTGAATAGCTCTTGTTTTTATTGAATCCTTTGAGCGTTTCACTTAATGCTTGAAACCTGTCATTAAAGTATCGCACCAAATCTTGAGTGTTTATTTTGTTAGTCAGTAATTTTTCAGCGGGATAGTAGTTCTCAATGATTTCAGCTTTGTCTATCCCGTTTTCAAACGCAATTTCTTGAATCATATCATTTAAAGCGTCGACAATCCACAAAATATTATTATAGGATGGGCTTGATTCTTCTTTTGGCTCAAAAATTTTCATTATTTCTTGACAGAGACTGCTGCTATCTTTGCAGTTAAAAAACACTTTGATTCTTAGCAGATGCTTTTGAATCATGTCTTTCGTGTTGTTTGTAAAAACCAAATCAGCAAATGTGACAACACTTTTTGAACTTGAAAACACATGATTCCTCATCACGTACAACGCGGTACCGTATGCTTTCGGCAAATCTTCCAATCCCGTTGTTGTTTTTCCAATGTAGCAAATGACATGAACATCAATAAACTTCGTATTTATCTTATCTATACACGGCTTTAAAATCTTAAAAAGACTGTCTTTAAACATATCCGTATTGAATAGAATGATTATATCCATTTGATCTTCAACCATGTAGAAATTTGCCGTTTTTTCTTTCAACACGCTGTTAAATAAATTAATAACGTTCTGCTTGCATTGCTCTTTCTTGTCTCTCCATTTTTCTTCAGCATTTATTGTAATGATGCAGCAAACTGCCTTAATATCCTCACGGAGCATTTCCGGCAGTTTTGTATTGTTCTTAAGCTCATCTAAAGTGATATTCCACTTTAAAAAGTTTAGTAAGCAGTTCTTATTCTTATTATCCGTGAGCGTCTTTGTCGCTTTTATATGTGAATATTGATCTTTTGCCATATCAATCGCCTTTTTCGCTTTTGATAAACATAAAATCAATTCTTCTGTATTGATCGGTTTTAATAAATAATCCTTTACGCCATAGCATATGGCTTGTTTCGCATATTCAAAATCAGCATATCCTGTCAGTATCACTTTATATATTCGCAAATCGGCTTGTCTATTCAGCCAGTCATACAATTCCAGCCCACTCATCATAGGCATATTAATATCGGATATCACAACATCGACTTTTGTATTTTTTAAAAACGATATGGCTTTCTCGCCGCTCGTGACAGCACCCACAACCTCATAACCATATTTCTCCCACTGAATGATTCGTTTTATTCTCTCTAATACGTATATTTCATCGTCGACCAATAAAACACTTCTCAATTTGCCCACATCCTTTATATATTATATGGTATCGATATTTTTACCAAGGTTCCTTTTTCGGGTGCGTTCATAATGCGCAAACCGTATTCTTCGCCGAAATAAAGCTTAATCCTCTCATCAATACTCCATAAACCAAAGCTTTCTTTCTTTGTTTCTTTTTTCTCTGGCATTATTTTTTCAACCAAATCTTTTGTTAAACCGCAGCCGTTATCTTGCACTTTAATAATCACTTTGTCTATTTCATGAATTGCATCTATTTGAATTAGACCGCCGTTTTTAATATTTTTAAAACCGTGAATGATCGCATTTTCAACCACGGGCTGCAATGTCAGCTTTAAGCACTTGACTTCACTGAGTTCTTGCGGAATATTGATCTTATAGGAAAACTTATTGGGGAACCTAATATTTAGGATGTCCATATAGCTTTTAACAACGAGTGTTTCTTCCTTTAAAGTGATAATATTTCTTCCGCTGGTAAGCATGTTCTTATAAAACATGCTCAATGCGCCGACCATGTTTAATATCTTTTTGTTTTCACCTAACTCTGCCAAGCCACAAATGGTTTCCAATGTATTGTATAAAAAATGAGGATTAATTTGCGCTTGAACCAACATATACTCATACTTTCTTTTCGCTTTTTGCTCCTCAACCAATTGCATCATCAATAAATCTGTATTTTCAATCATTTGGTTGAAAATATCAGCAAGACTCCCGATTTCATCTTTATTCTGTATATATACCTTTGTTTTCATATCTCCTTTCGATACATTGACCATAGCATTTCGTAAAATTCTAAGGGGCGATAAACTGATACTGAATAGCCAGTTACTGAAAAAAAACAACAATCCCAAAACAACAAACGCTAACAAAATTGTTATGATAACGAGATTTCTCAGCTCTTCATTCATGCCTTGCAAAGACATTTTTTGATATAAATTCCACTCGTTATCTATGGGGGTTTTCATCATCAGTGCATTGTTTTCAAAAATAATATCGTTATCGATCGCAGACAAATTGATATCCTCAACAAATTTATATGGATAAGTAACAATCTCGTTCCCGCTATTATCAATTATTCCAACCACATCATTTGGATGTGTACTGAATTGCGAAAAATAACCGCTGATCTGGCTTTGCAATACAATAAAATTAATATTACCGATTTTTTTACCGGTGTATTTGTCATTAATATCATAATTAAAAAGTAAAATACCATTATAGTGAATAACGGAATTGCGAAATGTTTCGTCTAGCATCATCTTTTTTCTGTTTCCAATGGGCTTAATATCTTGAGGGAAATTATAAAAGTATTCTTTCATTTTTTCGTCTTCAACAGGATATGACGAATATCCGTTATGATTTTGAGTATATACAATTACCGCGTCGATTGACTTGCTCGTATTGATCATATGGCTCAGCGTAATGCCCATTTCATTTTTCGCATTGATAGATTCTATTAGGTTGTATGAGTCGTTTTCTCTAATTGCTTTTTGCACTTCCTCATCACCCGCAATTAGCTCAGCATAGCTGTCTATTTCCGATAATAATGACGTCATTTGTTCGCTCATTATTTCGATATTGTTTTCCAGTGTTTTTTCCGTCCTCAAGACCACCTCTTTTTTCATATACCAATAATAAGCGCACGAAAGAATGCTGATAAAGATTATCGCAACCATCATAAGCGCTAAAATCAGCTTCATCTTGATAGACAGCCTTAAGTAAAAATCCCTGACTCTGCTTAGCATTATTCCTTTTATCCTCTAAATTATTGAAAACTTAAAATCTGACGTTTTAAGTTTTATATTGTTGCCAAACCAAATGTATTTATAGATTTTAATTAATGTCAATCTGATTAAATGATAAGACGCAGTGGTATTTCTTTCTTCACAAACACGGATTTTTATAACTATAGAAAAATAATTCCACGCCAACTTGTTCATGCATGTTCTTTCCCAAATAATAATAAATAAAAAATGTAACGTCAACACTTTTTCGCCACATTGCAGACCGGCTATTCCTCACACCGGTTAAAAAACGTTGTGATATAAAGGTTGTTTAGCAAATTTTGCGTGGCTTTTTGACCACTGCCATATAGGTCACAGGCAACGCAAAAGGGCTTGATGCCCGCTATCTCACAGGCGGCAAGCCCTTATTCACCACATATTAATTCACCAAACTCCTTAACTGCCAAGTGCTTTCATATCCTCAAGTCAATTCCTTTGGTTGGTTGTAACACAAATACCAGTCCATACAATTATCGCCCGAGTCCAGCCGCTTCATCGCGCCTTCCACCGTTTTTGGCGGAGGAATTACCGTGGGATAACCGGGCCGCCAGTTTGCCGGTGTCGCCACTTTCTCCCTGTCTGTCGTCTGCAGTGCGTCAAGCAAGCGCAAAATCTCTCCGATATTGCGTCCGTTTGTCAGCGGATAAATCAGTTTGGCGCGGATGATGCCGTTCGAATCAATAAAGTACACATTGCGCACCGTCTCCGTACCGCTTACGCCGGGCTGAATCATACCGTACATTCTGGAAATGGCCATGTCTCTGTCTTCGATAATCGGAAACGGTATCTCAATGCCCGTATTCCGGTATATGTTGATGATCCAAGCGATATGTGACGCGTTTGAGTCGATCGATAGTCCCATCAGCTCCGCGTTCCTGTCCTTAAAATCCTGATACCTTTGCGCAAACGCGATAAACTCCGTTGTGCAGACTGGCGTAAATTCTCCCGTTACAGTAATGCTTACTATAAATTATTAGAACCTAAAAAATAAAGCCCCGATGTTCTCGAGGCCCTATTAACCTTGAATTCACCCTAAACGCTCTGCCAGGGCATCTTGCAATACTTTGGATAAGCTTAAACCAGCATCTCTGGCTTTGATGTCCATCCAGTTCGGCAGCGAAATTGTTCGGCGTATCGGTTGTGTGTCGTGCTCTTTACGATAGGCGTCAAGATCGATATCCACGAGAGATACAAAGTTTCCCTTCTCTACAGTTACCGACTCCGGGCTGCTCGCGTTTGGTATTGTATCACTGTTTTCAATGGCAACATCCAGCCAAAGAGCCATTGCGTCTTTCGCCATATACACCGCTTTTTCTAAGGTATCACCTTCAGTCACGCAGCCCTTCAAGTCAGGAAAGCTGACAGAGTAGCCGCCATCATCGTTCCGTTGAAATATCGCTGGATAAATATAAACCATATCTATTACCTCCATTTATATATAATATCCCAAAGGTCGGGGCTTATTTCAGCCCCGCTTCTTTTAGGATTTTCATTGCTGTTATCTCATTGAGTTCTCGGTGTCTTGGAACGCTCACTTGGATTTTTGTTTTCTGGTTTCGATATATGCTGTGTTCGCTTCCCTCTCTGGCCTTTTCAAAGCCTCCCTTTTCCAGTTTATCTACCAAGTCTTTGCGCTTCATCATTAACCCCCTCTCTATGCTCCTATTATATTACGTAATTTACGTAATGTCAAGCATTTTTACGTAATTTATTTAAAAATGTGCAAAAAAATAATACCCCGGCCTTGATGACCGAGGTATAAATCAAATTAAATAAATCAATCGGAGGATCCTTATGAGTCGCCGGTGATGCCACTTGTAATTTGCTTATAAAGCTGGTTTCCGAAAACCGCTGCGCCAGCCACCAAAATTCCCTGTATAGCTCCCTGAATTGTCCATCCAATAGATGCCATAGCAAAAATGACACCAATGGCCAGTAATGCAAGCGGAATGATCCAATCAGGAATGCCGGGTATCTTTTTAATAACAAGCCCAATGATATATAATACAGGGATCAACCCATAGGCTTGCCCAATGATATAATCGCCCCACACATCAGGCGGTTCATCCATCGCGCTCACCACTTCAGCCCCTGTGGCTTCGGCATCCAGCGCTGCCGGATACTCCTGATCGGGCGCAGCAGCGAATGCAACGGATACAAAAACGACCATCATCATGATGGCCACCAACAGAATGAATAATACTCTTTTCATTGATTTCATTGATTTCCTCACTTTCACTTATTTAATAAATAGTTGTTGAGCTTTTCAAGGGCAGCGTCGCATTCACCGTTCACCTTGCCGCGTTTTAAGGCCACAAGCGTCGCAAGATGGCACTCCAAAATAACAGGCTGAGCCGCTTCGATACGCTTAAGTCTCGTATCAATATTTTCGCTCTTAACCTGAGATTTTGTTTTAATGGAGAACCTTCCGCCGATCCAGCCTATTATGCCAATCGCGACCGCCGCAGCGATCGATGTCATGATATCATTCATTAAACACTGCCCATCCCTTCGTTTATTTCCCTATCCAAGTCCCGCCGAGTTTCTCACAACTCTTGCGGCCGAGCTTGTCATCAGGCTTACCCCTTGTTCCACAATCCGGATAGTCGAGCTGCAGCTCATGAACCGCCGCACGAAATCTTGGTCCTGCTTCACTATCGATCGGGCCCGGATCGTATCCCATGGTCTTAAGTGCTTTTTGCGCAGCTTCGACGTCAGCGCCAGACATATAGTTGTCTCCCCACTCATCCTTATACTGAAGCACACGTCCGAGCGCCCATGCTGGCTTATCCGTTTCTATGCCGAGCCGAATGATCTGCCCCGGGTAGATTATATCCGGATTTGCGATGCTATTCAGCGCCACGAGCGCAGAAACGCTTGTCCCGTGTTTCTTAGCAATAGCGCCGAGTCTATCGCCTTTCACAACAATATGAGTCGCCTCTGTTGGCTGTGTCGGCTCCCGAGCGCCGCTTGCATGGTAGATAAGCGCGTTATACTGCTCGTCGTTTAGTATGCGGAAAACGCCCGTTCCTGTACGCGTAGTCGCTGAATATTTGGTATCGGCTTCTACGCGTAGCGGATTGCTCTTGCTTGTGGTATGCAGCATGCGCCCCTGTTTGATCTGCATCATGGCATGTGTCGCATCGGGGTTTCTGTCGCTGAGTTTGTTCAATAAAAGATCCAACTCGCGGCGCTGTTCCCACGGCACCTGCTTGTCCTTGTTTTGCCCATAAGCCCCCTGCGTCCAGTTTCCCGGGTTGATTCCGAACAGCATCAGCATGATGTTACGATAGAAGTCCATGCAGTCATTTGCTGCGTCCAGGCTGTAACTTGCGCCGTAAGGCAGGCGCTTTTCATCGATCTCCAGTGTTAAATCCTCCGGCGTTTCCTTCCCGTCAAACTGAAGAGCGATCTGTACGCCAATGTTTGTACCGTCCGGATATTCTCCGCGTTCAACCTTTTGGCGAACAGTTTGCACAACATTGAGCGTATACCCTGTGAACGGCTTCTGATTCTTGGCATACGATTCAGCTCTGTCAAAAATCTCGTTAAGATTCATAAATGTTTCCTTTCTTATAATTAATCCATAGTTATTATGACGGTATTTCTGCTACCTTTGTCATACTTAATGATGGCGGAATGTAAACACCAACTTTAAGTGGTGCTCCTGAATTTTGAAATGCACAAAGCTCAACATAATCGCCTTCGTTCATAACACATAGTGGCACGCTTATAGTACACGACGTATATCCAACAGTTTGCGGTGCTGTCCCAGTTGTATTAGACGCTAACAACGCGGATCCGTTTTTGCGTATAGCTATAACTCGTATTCCTGTTCCGTTTAGGTCATACTCAAGGCAACCATCAATTTTATACACCCCTGTCGTTTTGCATGTTAATCTTGAATTATTTGTCGATGTATTATGCATATCATCGTTATCAAAAGAATCAGAATTTAATGCTAGATAGGTCATTTCAGAATTGGGAACAAACTGATATGTGTTGTGATAAGCAGTGCAAGCAGGTGAATTTTCAAGTTGTACAACTCTATTATTTATCCCTGGCACTGTGTTTATTATCTCTTTCAGTGTGGACTTAAGGTGTGCTTTAAGGTTTCCAGATGCCACGTCATACTCAAACTCAATAGTATCTGAATCAGTCGGCGTACCAAAGCCCTGTATCTGACCAACATTCATCCATGCACTAATTGTGTCAACCCAAACATATAGCACAATTCCGGCTAGGTAGATATCTCCCTCCGTTCCTGTCGGATGAGCGGCGATAAAGTCTTCATAGGTTTGATATGCACCTGCGATATGTACGCCGCCATAGACATCGTTAAGCGCTTGCTCTGCCGCCGCTATGTAAGCCAAAAGCTGTTCAACTTGGGGCGCGGTCGACAGCGGCCCGCCGGCATCGAGCGGATCAGCGAGCACATCGAAGGTAAAACGGCTGACTGTCAGACGGTTCCCGTCAGCATCGAGCAGCTGCACGGATCCAATCATCTTGCCAATACGTGATATTTCAGTCGCTTCAACATTGTATGCGATACCGTTGACCGAAACGGTTCCCCTATCATTTGTCGTGATAAGGCCATCTGCCTCATGAGCAAAAACCATACGGGCTGTCGTGGCCTGGCTATAAGGAAACTCAGCATCTCCATCATAAATCTTTATATCCAGCCGATATGCGCCAACATCACCCTTTGTGACTTTAAAAGCCGCGAGCAGCGGCTCGTCCGGCTGTGTCGACAAAGACAGGCCGATTATTCTTTTATCCATTTAAATGCCTCCTATATAAGCTTTCCGAGTACAACAGCCGAACCTCCGACGATGGCCACAAGCACGCGGTCGTTTTGTGCGGGGCTGCTATAAGATGCAAGCCGCTTATAGCTTTTCTGCCCAGCCTCTTCCCCATCAAATTTGAGCGTGACGCCTGATGCAGAAACGCCCGCCACAGTGGCGAGCGTGTATGTCTTTTTTGTATCTGGTTTTGGGTTAACCAAAAAGCTTGGATCCATCATAATATCACCAACTTCTTTGCGGTGTGTCTCATACGCTCTCCGGCCTTGAGTGTCATAGACCATGATGTCTCAAGGTATCGTCCGTCAAGCGTGTCATTCTGCAGGTAGAGCAGATCATGATAACCGTGATGCGGCATGAGCGCCGTCTCATATGTGGCCTGCTCATAAACTTCTGTTACGGTATTTGCATACCTCGTTGTTGCGGCCTGCAGATCGGCAAGCGATGCGATGTCTTCAAACTCAACCTTTTTTGTCACACGCCGTCCGTTTCTGGCCGGTATGGATACGGGGCTGGCAGGATCTATATTCGTATAGACATATGACATCTCATTTCCAATGTCCGGATTATTCACAATGCCGATTACCACATTAGGCACGTCAAAGTCATCGCGCAGCGTGCTCGCACCTTCATACAGCACCGAAAATTCATTGTTTTGGTACGTGTAGTCTGCAACGCGATCTCCCGGGTGAATAAAAGGCTGTGCAATCATTATTCCGTTGGCATCCGCGAAAAGATCATCATAGTTCATTTCCGTGAGCAGGGGCTTTATGATGTCCAGCTTTTTTGTATCGAGCAGCCATTCACGGTCATTTTGAAGCTGTAGCGAAGATTGTGTAACGATCGCATTTAAGATACCGGAATCAATAAGTATCGACGACACCGCATCAACGTAATAGGTCAGCTTGGGATAATACGTCCTCTGTGCGGTTGAGTCACTGCTGAAGATGTATGTCATGTCATAGGCGTCGACATCGTACCACATCCCGGCAATCCCCTTGGCTTTGCGAGGTGTCGGCATATAAAACGTGCCAAGCGGCCATTCGCACACGCCACCATCAGGCATTGTGAGTTGGAAGTATGGCCTGATTTTATCCGTTTGCCAGTTGATCCGCTCATCTTCCTTGATCAAGTACTTACCGACACGCTTAATATCGGCATCAGCATCAAATGTGATACTACCGCCGGGCGCCACCTCAAGCGATCCTTTCGGGATGTTGTTCCCATCGATCAGCTCATAACGAAAAGAAACACGCCGCTCAGATTGATAGTGCAGCGCATTTTTAACCGCTTCCTCTGTATAGCCATTAACGGCCAGACTAAGCAATGCTAATCACCTCACTGTAATGTGTCTCTTCAATAGTGATCGTGACGTCTGTGCGGCCTCTATATTCCTTATATGGCAACACATTTATCACGCCAAATATCTTTCTGCCTGAATTATCACGGTAGAGTACCGTGCGCTTTTGACGCGCTAAGCTTTGGAGCTTTTTGAGCTGGCCATCCTCTGTAAGAGTGGCGGAGAAGGTAAACGGCCGGCTCATACCTTGTGAAAAGTCAGCAACAGGCAGCTCACGTCCGTCAAACTGCTGCAGAACCACTCCATATGTTTCATTCCCCGAGTAGGTTTTAAAGTCGCCTTGCAGGTATTTGAGCGGCAAAACGTCAGATAATGCAGATACGGTCGCAATGATGCTTGACCGTATCTGTGGAATTGCCGTCACTTTTTCGCTATCAGCAAAGAGATCTCCGGCTACCGTGCGAACAAAGTAGGTTGTCAGGCCAACACCGGCATAATCCACCCAACTATGTACGCCCGGGTCCAGTTTTACCACGGGAATATAGCCTTTGTCTGAATATCTGTAAATAATCAGCGATGTGGTGCTATTATCAATTTCGGAAACTGATAGTCTCACGCCGTTTGGCATGCTCGATGCCACCAGTTTTGCAGGCGACGGCTTATCCGCTTCAATAAAAGCATTAACCACGCCATACTCCGAATACATCGCGAACTCATTCATAACGCGCACTTTTACGACATAGCGCCCGTTATCAAGGAATATCGGTATTTTATATGACGTCACCTTTGTGTTGACAATGCCGCTATCATACAGCAGCGTTGATCCATCTTCAGATAAAACAAGGAGCTGGAACGCGAGCTGCCCGGCGGCTTGCCATGTGATCGTTGGTCTGGAAATATCACTGATGATCGCGTTGATCGCAGGCGTGTCAGGGCCGGTTATATCCGGCGTATCAGGCCTTGCGACAACTCTGTTTTGAGCTTCTTCCGACCAATTGCTGACGGTCCCGCGGTCATTTGTAACCCTGATTTTCCACCGCATACCGCCGCCCGTCAGTGCATTTGCTGGCGCGATATAGCTTTGCGCTGTTCCTGTCCCGCTGAAAAACGGCACCCAGCCCGGATTATTATCATAATTGATTTGAGCTTCATATGCCGCTTGCGGCCGTCCAAGGCCAGAAGAATAATCCCAGCTGAACGTATACGGCTTTGATGCATCGATGTACTGTCCGGACGGGCTTAGGTTTGATGCTTCCAGCGCGGCGTCACCGATTGTGAGTGTAAACCAGCTGCCAGCAGCTACATCAGACCAGGCACTCCAGATGTTATCGTCCGTTTTGACTCGCAGGCGCCACTGAATGGTAGTGCCGTCAATGAATGTGTTTGCTGGGATAGTAATGCGGCCCTGCTGTGATGATGTCAGCGTGTGTACCGTCCCACCACTTGCAAGCTTCCATTCGATCTCTGCACCCGCCTCAACGGGCAGCTGATAGACGAACCCGGTCATCTCCGGCAAAGCAAACGACCATGAAAACACATTCTCAATTGCATGGTCAATTGCGCCAGCTTGAGGAGATATGTTTGATATCACGGGCACAATATCATTAACATAGAATTTTATGCGCGGCTTGTTTGCGGCTCGTGTTGAATCAATTATAAATCCCTCAAGCAAGGAGTGGATCGTTATCCCGTTTGTTAGAAGATTATTATAGCCCGCATCTTTCTGTTGTTTTGAAAGATTTGTAGGTATATACAGCGCATATTGATTAAATGTATTGAGTATGATATTCGAAGCATATTTTTCAACTTCAGGCGACGCATCAGAGAATGCCCTAAGTTTAGCAAGGTCATTGCTAGGTTTTTGGGTTGGATAAAACTCCGCATAATACCAAGTATCATATACAATCTCTTTTTTGAATCTCGGGATAGTTATTTTTGCGAAATTGTTTCCGTTTAGGACAAGTGACGTGTCTCTAGTTTGAACGTGAGTATTTATATCTTCAACCCAAGAGTCATTACAGTCTATCGTAAATAAGTAAGACATGGGCACCTCCGAGTTTTAGTATTTACGGCCGCCGCCAGCACGTTGTATTTGTGGCGCTGATTGAACAATATTAATTATGTCATTGAACTCTCTGACATTTTGAGCATCGATAACAAAGGCGCCCTTTTGAAAAATATATTGGGGCTGAGCTGGTGGCGTATGTACAGTAGATGCTTTATATGCCGGTCCCTGTGATGTTGGGACTGCCGCGCTGGCTATGTAAGACGTCGCGGTTGCGATCTGTCGTTTTATCTGCTCAAGCCTGTTTTGCCAGCCTTTGATATACCCATCAGCACTATATTCACCGCTATCCTCAAACACACCGGAAGGAGAATTGATATCAAGCTCTTCATCGAATGCGGCTGAAAACTTGCCCGCCGCTTTGCGCATGGCCTCTTCGCCTTCATCAATCTTGTTTTCTATGCCTTGAACGTATCCATCGACCGAATTTTCTCCGGCGCTATTACCAAAGGAATAAAATGTTCCTATGATATCCGGAGTAAAAGCAAGCGTCTCGAATATTTTCCAAAAGCTTGATGATTCCACAGAGGTTGTGTCGAGAATTTCGCTAACAGCTTGACGGGCAGAATCTTTCGTTTCAAAAATCTTGCCCTCAATTTTATTCATCGCCAAAATTGACTGTGTGCCAACGTCCTCCCACTGTGATCCAAATAGGGCAGCTGCAAGCCGCGCCTGCTCCGCTGGTGTGCCCACGTTTTCAAGCTTTGTTATGACCTTGTCCATTGCAACGCTGGCCGTATCTCCACCACTGAGTAACGATCTGATAACCGTATCAGACTGCAAACCAAGAGCATCGAGCGCTTCCATAAAAGTCGTATCATACCCAGCAGCCTTGTTATAGAACTCCTTGTATGCATCAGCGGCCTTGTCTGCGCTGAATGCCCCAGCATCCGTTGCGGCTGTAACTCGTGACAAAAATGTTTGCGCGTCATCCCCAAGCCGCTCAAATGATGGAGAATACTCATTCAGGACATCCAGTAAGTCGCCATTCTTATTGGCTGACGTCTGAAGTCCCGTTGTAATAATGTCTAGCGCCTGGCCGCCCGTGATTCCAAATGTGTTCATAAGCGTTGAGGCGGTACGTGCTGTCTCTGCAAAGTCCTCACCAAACACCTTCTGTATTGTCAGCAGCTTCAGGCTGAAGTTTTCTGCTTCTTCTCCCGATGCCCCCATCAACCGCATGACCGCAGTCAGCGCCTGCTCGGCTTCATCTCGCGAATCTGCAAGACCGCTCGTATATAATTTGCTTAATGATTTTTCAGCTTTTTTGGCCTCTTCATCAGTCAGACCAAGCGCAACCTTCATTCTTGCGGCTGAAAACTCTACGTCCGATGCTACTTCTGCTGCTTTTATGGCAATGCCCGCTATTGCAGTTACTACCGCAGTTATCGGCCCGCCCATACCGCTGAAAGCATCTCCCATCCCATCGGCGCTGGTTTTAACGGATCCGCCCGTATCTGTGCTTTTATCTTTGAGCTTACCGAGATGATTCAGGGTTTCGGCTATGCCATCCGGAAGCTGAAAGCCAAACTTCGAAGCAAGATCATTTATTGTGTCACCAAGCCCCTTCGACTGACGGTCCATATCTTTTGTGGCATTCTCAGCCGAATACATCTCAGCCCGCGCTTCATTCAGTGAACCTTCCATGCGACGATATTCATCGCTGTTTCTGCCGCTTTGCTGCTCGACCCGTTTGAGAGCTGCGCGAAGCGAGTCAACCCTATTTATGCTCTCCTGGTACTGGCGATCAAGAATCTCTTGCCGTTTTGTGAGATAATCGGCAGATTCGCGGTTATTGGCATACTGAGCATCGAGCGCTTTCAGCTCGCTGTTCATATAGCCGATCCGCGTCGTTGCATCTTTGGATGCATCTTCGTATTCTTTAATCGAGCGGTTCAACGGATCAAGCTCGCGCTCAACCTCTTGCATTTGCCGTTCCAGCTCGGCAAGCTGCTTTTGGGTATAGTTTACAGACTGTGCCCACTTTTGTGTACGGTTGTCCTCTTCACCAACCTGCTTAGCTGCATTCGCATGCGCTTTTTCGAGCTCTTCAAGCTTTTTGATCGTCTGTTCATACTGCTTCTTCAGAAGCTCGTTTTTGGCGTTGAGAGCATCAACACCGTCCTCATTGCCTTTATATTCAGCCGACACAGCGGCCATCTGACTTTTTAAAGTTTTTAAACCGGTATTGATAGAGGCTATAGTGGCTTTTGATTCTTTTTCGCCATCAATAACAACTCTGGCACCTATTGTTCTGATATTGTTTGCCATCTTATAGCCCCTCCGGTATGATATCGTCGATTGACTGGTTTTTGTTTTCATGCTTTATGCCCATGATTCGGCAGTATTCTTTGTGGAGCATAAAAAGCTTTCTAGGCGTCATTCGCCAAACATCTTTTTCGTGATACTTGAGCAAAGATACGCCGACACACAAAAACCACGCGAAGTTCCAGTCCTCATCCGCGTGGCTTCCTAGTTTTTTGATTCACCTTTTTCAGGCGAGGGAAGCGCTCTGTTGAGAGCTTCCATTATAAAAGCCACAATAATCGGCCTGTCATATGGCGCCAACATTCTGCCGATTTGAGTTGCTGTTAAATGCGGCAATTTTTCATTTTCATGGGCCGATTCATTGTGAATATCGATCGCTTCATCGAGAAGCGCCTTGAGGCCTGTTTTAATAGCCAGAACCGACCCTTTTTCATTTCCTCTTAGCGCTTTTAAAAAAGCTTTTATAGATTCGTATTTTTCTGTGACCACCTCAAGCACATTGAGGTTAAAAACGAGTTTGTACTCGATCCCGTTCAGAATAATCTCGACGGGTTTATCTTTTATGCTGCTCATATTATCCTCCATATTCCCAAGCGCTTGGGAATTTCAAAAATGCAAAGAAGCGCGCCCGAGAAGACGCGCTTCAGTCCATGATTCTTTATGCCGTTACTAACGCCTCGTAGGCGTCCAAAAGATTCGCTACGGCTACGTTGACCTCAACCTGAGTCGCCGAGCTATTGTCATTAACAGTGCCCGCCGCCGTATATGCCGCAGAGAACACTGCCCAACTTGCCGACGTATAGCTTACTTCAACGAGATCACTATACGAATCGATAAGCGCAGCGAGTATTGTTTTATTGACAACATCGCCGCTGGCGCCGATAGCAAGCTTACCGTCGATATATGCCTCCGCTATGGCCATTGTGTCAACAGTGACCTCACGTTTCCAATCACCATTGAGATCGGGCATTATAACACCAGTTGTCGTTGGCGTGGCGTAGGTGATTGTTTTCTCTTTTGTTTTAAACGACATGCCCGGTGGTGAGAAAATAAGCTTACGCAAATTCAATGCGCGATATTTTTTCACACCGTTTCGGATGGCCGGAGCTATAAAGCTTACGCCTAAGTAGCTAGCATTATCATCTTTGTTTGAAATAAGCTCATCAGCAGACGCGCCATTAATAGATATCGTTTTTTTCGCGTGGCCGTATAAATCTGACTGCGCCTGATAGTCAAGTTCTTTTACGCCAACACCGAGCGTTCCATCGGTAAATCCGACTATGTTTTCACTCATGCCGCCTTCAGAATAAAAAGGCGCAGACTCAACATTAATCTGCATATCCACAGATATCGCTTCGCCCATCTGGCGGCCGCCAGAGTATACGATCGAGCCTGTCGAGTCGTCATACTTAGCATATTTGATTTTTCGGAGATCAATCTCAGGCATTAACTTCACCTTCTCTTTCTATTTAATATTTCGTTAAATTTGTCATGCATTGCACCATGCACAGAAAACTCACCTTCACATAATGCGTCCGCATCGTCTATCCAATGTGTAGCGCTTATATTCGATGATCCAAGGTGTAGGATAAAAGCTTTTTGGGCATTACGGACACCCTTGCGATCTATGCCTTGAGGATAAATATCAACGTATTTAACCCCGGCAGCTTGTTTTGGTTGCTTGGCATATTCAATTGAATCGATCATGTCGCCAGTGTCTTTTAAGCCGTGTATCGCCGCGGCAAATTGCCACGCCTTTTTTACCTGCTCTGCCCCAGCAATAAGAATCTCATCAGTTTCATCATCAGTCAAATCCATGTTGTTGATGTCATTGATAAGCCCATCAAAACCGTGTGTATCGAACCGCGCCATCAGATCACCTCACAGGTCCATATGTGCCGCCACTGCTCGGCCTCCGGATCCCAAGTCTCGGGTATGTAGTCGTACGGTATATCGTTTTCCTCGAACAGGTCAGTCAAGCTTTGAGCCACAGGGTCATATTCGACTGTCGTATATCTGTCGACCTGTACCTTTTGAGCCGAAGCCGCTCTTTTTCCATCCGCAAAAAGCGAGTTATCGCCATACTCCTGCCATACCGTGTAGTTTTCTGCTCCGCTCGGTTTCCCGTGTGTAGCAGCCGGATCCACAGTGAGAATCATCGTTTTAAACCCCTGTAAATCCATACGGATGCACCACCTTTTCCAGCGATAAGTCCATGCACGGAGGTTCCACATCTGGCGGGTATTGAACCTGCCTGATGCGGTACTGATCTATGTTGTTGATAATCGCCACATCGTCGGTTGATACGCTGCGCTGCCGCGGGCACCGAATGAGCATATCCACCTTGATTTTGTTCTGCATGGCGGCATAGTAGCGGTTCACTCCGACGGTGCGCTCTTCGAAACGCAGCGAGAATTTAGGCGACTGTGCAAGCGCGTCTTTTGAGGCATCACCGGGTGCCGCACTGTTTGTGATACCGTGGATCTTCACTGTGCCGTCATTGAACGTCTGTGCATCTTTCACCTAAATTACCTCCTCTTCACCCAGCGAGGTTATTTGAAGGTGTGTGATCCTCGCTAAATGATCAGTGATGAACTCATGAAGCGCATTCAACCTTGTGTAACGCACATATTCAAATAGCAGTTCTCGTGGAGTTTCTTCTAAGCTGTAGTCTAATGATTTATCAACAACTGTATCTAGGAAACTCATGCCACGCTCGATTATACCCGTCAGTTTAGCATCCTCTTCTTGTGATGTTGGCCATGTGATATCTAAGTAGTTTTTAACTGCATCAAGCACCCCATCTGGCAGGGCCACATTCATCACCTCCATGCATCATGGGCGCGGCGAACCGCGCCCACAGTTTTTACGCTTCGGCTATCGTCAAGTATTTGATAGCAGCTGAATCGACAGTCTCAAGGTCTAATCTTACGATTGCACGCACTTGCGTCTGGTTCTTTGTGAACGCGGTGCCGCCAATATTTGTGCTGGCAATCTCAGTGGCGCCACGCTTGAACAGTGTGAACATAGACTTAAAGTCGCCTACAAACACAGGATATTGGACAGTACCCGTCAGGTTTGTTAAGTGCCCATCAGACATCATGACAACATCCCGCGACAACGCCCTATATTGCGTCGCATTTGTCGGGTCAGGCTGAAGCAGCGGCCTGCCATTAAGATCATCGAGCTGATCAAGGTAGTCAAAACCGCTCTGATTTGTAAGTATCTTTGCGCTTTTGCTGTGTGCCGGATCCAGCGATTTGTTCAACACTGTTTTCAGTGAAGAGATGCCCTTTGTTTTGTTAAAAGCAGTCGGTGTCAGCAATTTCAGAGCAGTGATGATCAGCCCATTCCAAGTCAGCACGGACTTTTGAGCATACCACTTGGCGAGATACTGCATCAAATTGTATGCAGTGTCCGCGAGCAAATCATTGCTGATCGGGAGAATGCCGCCGTAATCCTCTAGCGCATAAGACACCTTGTTGAACTTCGGCTGCTCAGATGCCGGTACATCTTCCGAGCTGTCGGGATCGAATTTAGTAAATCCGGTTGCTGCCTTCGCATTTTCAACAACCCTCCAGCCGCTGTTTGTGTTCACAGTTTCGACATTCACGATAGGGCCGAGGTCGATGAGTTCTCTCTGAAGCTCAATTACCATGTTGTCAAAGTCAATCGGGTTTAAGAACCCACCATCAGATCCCGCCGGATCGCCTCCGCCTTCGGTCAGCGCAGCCTTGAGTGGCGCGTACTCTTCTTTTGTGAAAATGTCACGCCTTGTCGCCCCGTTCCGAATTGCATCAGCCCATGCGTTTGCGTATTCATTTGTCCCTCTGATTTTATCGACCTCCTGGCCGATAGCCTCATCTTTTTCTTTGTTGTTCTTCACATCATCAACATCAAGCGGTTTTGCGTTCCGGTTGTTCTCCGCTTCCAGGGCCTCGATCGTTTCAATGGAGTCATTAATCTCCTTGATCTGATCGCGTAGTTCTTTGGCCTTTTTCATATCGCCCGCATCAATAGCAGTTTGCGCATCAATGGCCAGCTGGGCCTTTTGAGCCCTGAGTTCTCTCAGTTTTTTGTTCATCCTTTCATCTCCTTATTTATTTTAGATTATAGAAAGCAGCTCAATTTCGGCCTTGAGCTTGTCGGCCTCCGTAATTTGCAGCTCATCTCCACCATCATTTGGGTCTGTCTCGACCAAGCCATGAGGTCTGTTTTTATATCTGCCGAGATCGTAAACATTGCCGCTGATGCTAAGCTTGTCCCCATTGATTGACGCGGCCACCTTTTTACCTTCCTCTATTTCAGTTGCAAATCCAAGGTCTAATGCTTCCTGAGCTGTGAGCCAGGTCTCAGCATCCAGCAACTCTTTGATTTTCTCACGAGTTTGTCCACTCGTTTCGTACGCCGGCAACAAAACGCTGTCAGAAATTTTTTCGAGTTTATCCGCCATTTCTCGAAGCTCATTGGCATTTCCGAGAACAATCGTCCATGCGTTATGGATCATTAACATGGATCCTTCCGGCATAATTCTTTTATCCCCAGCCATGGCGATGAGCGATGCCCCGGACGCTGCAAGGCCATCGATATAAACGTGGATCGTTGCCGAATGCCGCGTCAGCATTGAATAAATGGCTTGGCTTGCGAATATATCGCCGCCGCCGCTGTTTATATATACATTGAGCTGTGTGATGCCCCCGAGAGCATCAAGATCTTTTTTAAACTGTTTAGGTGTCACCTCATCGCCCCACCAAGAGGTATCAGAAATATCACCATAGATAAGCAGCTCGCCAATTGAATCCTCTGCAATTTTAAAAGTCCAAAACTTTTTAGGCATTTTTGTCGCCTCCTTCACCTTTTATAGCCTGTTTAAGGGTCCAATAGTTTTTTGTCACGAAATGCTCATCACCGCCAGCGATCGCATTATCTTCTTCAAGCTCGCGGATTTCATTGATGCTTTTGAATCCGTTTCTGAACATGATTTCGTGAAACTCTGCGCGAGCTTTATTGTCACCCCTCATCTCGGCAGCAAGATTGAACTTGAGATAATAGCCCAGGTCCAGTTCTCGGTCTAAGAAAGACTTGTATGCGTATTCTTGCTCCCAAAGCGTGACGATGGGAAGCAGAGTATCAACAACATACTCTAACCCCTGCTGCTCGTTTGAATTATATGACTGCTTGCCTGTTTGCAGCTTGTGCAGCGGCACCCCTGTGAACCGTGCAATTTCTTCAACAGTGAACCCTCTGCTTTCAATGTACTGAGCATCTTTCTGAGCTAATCCCATTGGCGTATATTTCATACCGAGATCAAGAACGCCGACGCGAAAAGCATTATCAAGGCCGCCGTACTTTTCTTCAAATTGCTGTCTGACCTTCTCTTTATTTGTCCAGTTCACAGTTGCGGCTGTTTCGATAAGGCCGCTCATTCTCGCACCATTGCGATAGAATTTGCCCGCGTATTGCTGTGAGGCATAGTCTGTTGAAAGAGTCTCACTTGCCGATTTTAAAAGACCAACACCTGTCCGACCGTCATACGTAAGCCATGGAAGTTCAATAATGCTATCCTCGCTAAACTGCCATAGATTACCCTTTATTGAGACATCAAAGAAACGTGTTCCATCTGAGGCTTCGCGGATAACCATTGTGTTTTCGCTTGGCAGCAAGTACATTTCTTTTGGGTATCCAGCGTTATCAAAAAACAATGCGATATAAGCGCATCCATATAATAGGCTTTGAATCATTGCAGCTTTTCGCAAAGTAAATGCGGCCATATGCGGGTTTGGCCGTATATTGAGAAGCCTGTTAATTACGTGCTTCTTATCTCGTTCTTTTCCTTTGTCCGTCTCCTTAAAGACATGGATAGGGAGCTTGCCCATCGAGTTTGAAAGTATCCTGACTGCCCCATAAAAAGCCGACAGCCCCATTGCTTTATCTCTGGTAAGTGTGACGCCCGAGCTTGTGAGAGCATCTGTCCATCCATCAGTTGAAGTAAGTGATAATAATGTTTCTGTTTCGTTTCTTGGTCTAATCAGCGCGTTTCTTAGAAGCATTCACGCCGCCTCCTTTCGCCACTAAAAAACCAAATCCGATTAATCCTGAGCCAAGCACGCCAAGCCCAGCAATAGTATGGAAGATGAACCCGCCAGCAGACAGGCATCCGATCCCGCCAATAATACAAAGATCATCAAGGTTTCTTAACACCCAACTCCCGATAACAAAAAAGGCCTTAAGGACGGCCTTTAGCGTGGTGATTACCTTCTGTTTTGCAGTAATTATTTTCATAGGGTCCACCCTTCTTCTATGATTTTATTGACATCAATCAGTTGTTCACCGAGTTGCGCAGCGGCCATAGCATTTATCTCGGCCACGGTAATATCAATACGGTCAATGCTTCTATTTTTCATTGGTTTAATATTTTCATTACCGTCAGTGGCAACCCTGACATTACCCCAGCACCAACGAGCTGCAAGGTTTTTCTCATGATACATTTCACCTTTGCGCGTCAGCCGCTCGGTTTCTTTCATTGCTGGCGACATGCCATTCATTGTTTGTGGTATTTCTGCGACATTTATCTGTTCTTTAGCCAAATGTTGAGTAAGCATGCGGCTATTCCATTGGTCTGTACCTAATAAGATTATCTCGTAGTCTTGCGAAGCCTTTATAATTTCGCTTTCGACATAATCGTAATCGACCGCATCTCCCGGCGTTGTTTTAATGTAACCCGTTTTTGTCCATTTATCGAAATCAACGTGATCCCGAAGAGATCTCTCGTTCATTTTTTCTTCAGGTATCCAGGCATAATAGATCTTGTACCAAAAATCAAGGCCATCTTGAGGCGGAAAAAGAAGAACCAGCGCGGTTAAGTCTGTTGTGCTTGAAAGGTCGAGACCCGCAAAACACTTCTTCCCTTTCAGTTTTTCTCTCGGAATTGTTTTGACCGTTTTATCAAATAGGGTAAGTGGTAGCCATCCGACAGCCTTCACCGCTATCCATTGATTTAAGCGAAGCCACCGGAACAAGCGTTCAGCCGCTTCGCTTTTCTTAGCATTCTCAGCCTGTTGCCGCAACTTATCTATCTTGATAGTTATGCCTAGTGACGGATTAAGCTCGTACCATGCTTTTTCATCGTAAATATCGATTTTTGCGCATTCATCCGGATCATCTGGCATTCCATAAATCACCGGCAGCCACGTTGGGTCATTGTCTCCGCCTTTTCCGTTGCGATAATCAAGTATGCCACGTGCTTTTTCATGAATCTCCCAGCCTATACTATGTCTGTCCGGGTCATCACCTGCTGTTGTTAATACAATCCACACAGGCTGTTCACGTGCGTCGCCAGCACCAAACGTCATAACATCCCACAATTTACGGTTTGGTTGTGAGTGTAACTCGTCAAATATCACACAAGATGGTTTGTAACCATGCTTACTGAATGCTTCAGAAGAGAGGACCTTGAAGACGGTTCCAGTTTCAATATCTTCAATCTCTTTTGTCGACTCTCGAATAATCGATCTTTCTTCTAGCGCCGGGCATTGCTTGACCATTTCGAGAGCTACGCCAAAAATGATACCTGCGTTCTCTCTATCAGCGGCGCAGACATAAACTTCACCATGCATTTCCCCATCGCCGTATGTATGGTAGAGGCCAAGGCCTGCTGCAAGTTCTGACTTGCCGTTCTTTTTTGGAACTTCTAAATATAGATATTCATATTGGCGAGTTCCATCGGGCTTGAGTGTCCCATAGAACTCTTCAACTGGTTTGCGCTGCCATTCGAGAAGCTCAAACGGTTTTCCATACCATCTGCCGTCGACATGATTTAGGCACTCGATAAAATTGACTGCATATTCCGCATGTTCTGCGCTATACATTTATCCACGCTGATTCCGCTGGAGAAGTTTTCGCATTGGATCGTTCGCCTCTTTGCTTTTATCGACTTTCTTGGGAATGGATCGTAATGCGGATGCTATTGTCATGATGTTTTCTTTTTCTATATCGAGCATCATTTTTCGTTTAGCCTGTATCTGACGGTCAAGTGCAATAATACTCTGCTGCATTTTCGCGAGCAGGTTATAATACTGCGATGGCGACAACCCGCCATTGTTTTCATCCTGGATCTTTCCACCGGCATGATATTCGTTTTGAAGCTCTTCTTTGGATTCATAGAAAGCTTCACGCTTTTCCTCAAACTCTGCGCACTCCGCACGAAGCAATGCATATCGATTTACTGGACCTTCATGAAGCGCATCATCTTTACCTATTTTTTTTAGCAGACTTTTTACTCGGTTAAATTCCTTTTTAGCCACAGCGTTAGCCTTTACTTCCGGCCAACATTTCATATGACTTCCGGTGATGAGCGCTGCTTCCGCGTTTTTTCTTTGCTCCAATTCATCTTGGGTCCTATGAGATTTACCCTCGCTTTTTAATACCGTAAATGGTTTGGGTGGCGTCGGCATTCGGCTCACCTCCTTTAAAAACTTGATCTGGGAGTTTTTTTCGTACGTATCTCCCCCTCACGTTCAACGTTCCCCAAACTAAACTTTTTGAGGGTGGGGGGATCTGCGTGACCATCCGTTTTCTCTCGCAGTTTTTTTACTATGACATTTTTTACATAAACCTTGGTGGTTCTTTTGATCCCAAAAGAGATTCAAGTCACCTTTATGAGGAACAATGTGATCAACCTCTTCCGCCGTTGTGTGCTTGTTATTTTTTAAGCACTCAACACAATACGGATGCTTAGCAAGATATATCTTTGTATAGCCGCGCCACTTGCGATCATAGAGCTTATGCCATGTTGGACGCTGTTTATTGTATTGATTTTCTTTAGCTCGTTTTTGATCATCAATAATATGTTGGTGCTGCTCGCAGTATCCACCGTGAACAAGTCTGATACATCCTGAATATCTGCATGGTCTTAACGGAAGATATGGCATCAGCTTTTACCCGCTAACTTGACGCATTGCCGCCAGAAGCAACTCACATGCCCATCATCAGCCCACTTTGCCCACTGGCAATGATAGCATCTATGCTGCCGCCGTGCTTCGAGCCGCTTCTGCTCATCGCTTTTCTCTTGCCTCAGTGTAATCTTCTTACGTCCCATCTCATCACTTCCAAATAAAAAAGAAGCGATATTTCTCGCTTCTCGTTCTTAAATTTCTCTTACCGTTTGACACCTCTTTTTTTATATCTCATAATTAGAGTATCAAATACTATTTATGGAGTGTGTTATGAAATATTATGCTAAGCTTTTATTATCAAGTGGTTACGGTGGTGAGCCTCTCGGTCAAAAAGACCTTGTGTTGTTTCTTCAACTTCCTTATCAAGATGTAGGGCCTAACGACGAATGCATTGATGCTATTGAGTGGTGGGTTAACAATAATTATAGCAACCCTGATGGTGGTCCTTTCCGTATTCGCCAAATTAGCAGAAGTGTTTCTTTAAATCCCTCATCTAAATTTATATTACCTGATCAAGAAGAATTATTGGCTTTATATCGGCAAGAGGGAAAATAACATCAGTTCGGGTCCCGCCGCTCCATAAACCATCGATCCTCTTCCAGCCACATGAACGTCTGGTGATTCCGAACCAAGATCGTGTACCTTGTACCAATGCCGCCAGCTTTAAGGCTTGCCGCTCGGCATACGTCGATAACCGCGTCGATCTCATACCGCCGCCCACTCTCCCACCAGAATGCCACGGGCTCAATCTGTCCGCTTGGATAGAAGATAGCCTCGACTTTGACATAAACCTTGCAGCTGTTTTCATATCGCCTTTCTACCATATATGCCAACACCTTTGCGAATATTTGTTCTATAGAAAGTATATTCGCCATATCTCCGAAAGACAATAGGTAAATTATGTTGTTTCTCAACGGAAAAAGAGCACCGCCGCCGCAATGCTCTCTATGTTGTGTTCTCATACGATTGTTGACTATATGTAGTATAGCATGCATTTTAGTTAAGTTACTGTCATCTTTTGAGAATATTTTTTATTTTTATAAACATCCGGCTTCTTCCCATGCTTTGTATATTTTTGAGCCTTGCCAAGCGAACCAATCTACCATTTCTTCGTTCAGTGCCCAAGCGTCTGTATTTCCAGAGTGCTGAGCCAAACCACTTTCAAACAAGAACGCATGAACAATTTCATGTTTAAGCTTATATTTACGATATAGAGACAGCTCATCAAGAGTTGCATGTTCCCATCCTTCATAAGTGGACATGTCACAAAGGATGATTTCTTTAGCACATCCATCACAGAACGCATCGATCTGGCGGCGCTTAAATGATTCTTCCTCATCGTACTTTTTAGTAATAATTTTGTAATTAGTTCCGAGTATGCATATCATATTCTCAGCCCACGTTCTTTTGCAAATGTCGTAACAGCTAGTGACAACCAGCGATATATTGTTTTTTCGCTTGCCGGAATATTAATTTCTGCATGATGCACACGTTCTGATATTTCTCCCCACTCAATATTCTTAAGAGGTTCCGCCATGTATACCATCTCGAGCGCTTTCATCATGTTGTTACCATCACGATTTCGCTCAATAAAAGCAATAGTTTTTTCAACAGCTTCAAGGTCTTTGAGTTCCGCCGCCGCCGCGTCAAGAGCATCTTCAGCGTGTATTATGGCCGCTTCGGTTGGGCATGAAACACCGCCTTGATTACCCTCGAGTCTGCGTTGCTGGGCAATAGCCTCATCATATATCTTCTTCTTATATTTAATGCTGCTGCCGGTGCACGCATAAAACCTGAAAGCAGCTGTTGCATAGTCCCTCACATGATTCTTCTTCATGCCATCCCTCCCAAAATAAAACCCCAAACGATATTACTATGACTGTAATTTTCTGCCGCAACTAAAACAATATTTTGCGATTAAGCCTTTTATCTTAATGCCAGGCTCAACAAGATTAATGCTTATGATTGGTAAAAGCGGTTTATTATCTAATGCAAATTCGCCAACAGGCGAAGGAAACGGTCCGCTTTTCTTTTCGAGTATTTTGCAATACATGCATGGCTCTTGATTTTCGCGGTTGATCTTTTCATTTAAAGCCTCAATTGCCATTTCTGCATTCTCTTTATAGATCAGATCGCCGTATTTACTCGGCGGTATAGCTGTTTTCATCATTATCTCCTTTCTCCGTATTTCGGTTTTCTCAGCCTTATCCCTACATTATGCAGCGCGTCATATACCATCTTTTTATTAAGGCCCATATTATTAGCGATATCGATAACACTCATGCCTTCCTTATGCCGCCGCACTATTTCAGCGTCCCGCCGCCGCCTTTTCTCTTGACCTTCGTGCACATACGGCACCGATAGTCCTATCAAGGTCAGTATCTCGCCCACACTGCGCTCTTCCGTTGCCATGATTGCCGCCGCGAGTGCTAACCAGTTGTCCTCAAACGGATCCTCTGACAACGTCTGCATAATCTCACCCCGCCTGCTGCAGCTCCGCCGCCTTCTCAGGTTCTGGCACCTTCTCCCCTTGGTTATACACGTTTATTGTCTCTTCCAGAATCGCGTCAGCCTCCGATACGATGTCGACAAGAGATGTGAGTATAATGAGCGCATGTTGATACTTGCTTTTGAGGTCAAGTCCATATTTTTGGACAGCAAGCGCGTTGAACCCTTTGTTGATATCGATCGTGGATATAGCATCACCGATCATACCTGCCGTTTCTTTAAGCATCGCTGATGGATCCGTATTTCTGGAAAGCCATTCGAAGTGCTTGTCCTCATCGCGCTGGCGCTCTTCCTCTTCCCTGTCCCGCCGCCGCGTGTCTAACCATTCGATAAACGTTTTTATTGCTTTAAACATTTGGTATCCTCCTGATTTTTTTATATTAACGCTTATGCAGCGCACCAGTTTGCCGGTTTTGCGATGCGTTCAAAGGTATAAACCCACACCCAAGGGTTGGTGTCCCATCCGTAACCGCGCTTTGCGTTTAATGAGTCCCAAAGATGTGCAAACGATACAGCCGCATTACAGGAAGCATTCGGATGTTCTTCCCATAACAGAGACATAGGTATCGTTGGTGTTCCTCCACCCCATGCACCCTCAGCTATGGCATCATCTACCGTAATATCTTGCACCCGCTCCGCCCTCACGTCCGTCACGCGCAGGAAGATTCGAGCCGCTTCTTTCGGCATGTGGATGGATGGGCGATAACCGTCAGTATACCATTCGGGTTCACTCGCTTTATACACGTATTCGCCCGCTACCTTTGTCCACGTCTCGCGCACCCAGAGAATATCGCCTTTTTGGTATGTTGGCTTTATTATCTCTACAGCGGCGACTTGATGTCTCTCAATTCCATTTTCAAGCTTTTCTGGCGGTGCAACAATTTGGCGTTCCCATACGTTGCCGCGTACGATCTCAATTACCGTATTGTTATATTTCTGCTTGATTATCCGCCGCGTCATTGTCTTTCTGCCGTCCATGATTTCTTTCACCATTTCAGTGCTGAAAAGTATTGGTGAGAGTTTAGGCATCCTGCCGCACCTCCTTTGGTTCGTGATCGTAAAAGTCTGCGCTTTTAAAATACTCAGGGCTGTATGCGCCATTAAAGTGTATTTTTGCAATTGTTTTTCCTCGCGACCCAAGCGGTAGTGTTTCCTCTGTTACCTGCTTGACGATTTCCCAAGTTCCATTTCCATTCTTCCATCGCCTGTATACCGGCTTACCCACACGCTCTTTCAGTTCATCTAGAGCGAGCGGCTTCGGGTTTTCGCGCTCTGTTTTTTCGTGGAGGGCTAGAACAGCAATGATAAAATATTCTTTTTGCTCTCTCAATTCCGCTTGTAGTCTCTGTGAACAATCGACTATAATCTCATCCGTTTCCTTAACCGCGTCCTCAAGATACGCTATCGCTTTCTCAATATCATTCATAACTTTGTACCTCCAAACAATCTATTCATCCGTGCTAACTCTTCCTGCTTATCACATTCGACTACCAGCGTCTTGTAATCCGCCGCACTGATCCATTGCGGCTTGCCGTCGATTTCAACAAGCAGACCATGAGCGAGCACTGTCATGTTGCTGCCGAAGCCGGTACGCCGAACCGTGTCACTCACCGCCGCCGGCATAGGCACCATTCGGCCCTGCTCTGTTTCGCGGGATACGTAGTTATGCCAGTCGACAAGCTTTTTGAATCGCTTATATTCCGCGATGCCTTTGTCCTTAAACGTGATCAAGTGCCGCTCGTTTTCAAGCAGTTGAAACTCGCTGTACGTCCCAGGCTTAATTTTGAGCATTCCGCTGTGTCCCGCCGCCGGTTCAGATATAAGCTCGTTATACTTTTTTATGATTTCACTCAGTGCTGTGAACTCATAATCCGGCACCTCTGCGCTCACATGGCAGATCACGTTATCACCATCGGTCAGGCAGCCTTCGAGCTGCGATCTTTTGATAAGTGTCAGCATGGATCATCCTCCTTTCAAACCGTCCGGCCATTCCTGTATCAGATCATCGCCCCAAGCCGCCGCCAGATTGTGTTTCATGAATATGGGTACACCCGCCGCCCGGCAATCATCGACAATGCACTCTATCCATTCCCGCCGCGGCACGATCTTATCTTTGCGATTTCCCGTCTCGCCGCCGATAATAACCCAGTTGATTGGCTGCTTCCTGAAACTGCCGCTATATCCGCCTTCTTTCCCGCATCCGCCGCAGTGCAGTGAATAACCCGACGAATAATGTCCACAAAACGAGCATTTCCATCGTGTTGTCGGTTTCGGAAAGAACGGCTCCAGATTTATCTCTGCCGACAGTGGCTCGATTGATACGAATGTGTTCGCATGGCCATAAGGCAATTGTCTTAGTTTTTGGATATCGTCTTTTCCTGTTATGGTCATTCCAAGCCACATGTTTTCGGTTGCAAAACCATAATCATAGCGGTGATCCCATCCGTTGATTTTCCCGTATCGTCCCGGGTTCTTCGTGAGAAACAAATATTTATGCCATGGCGCCGCCGCGCAGGCCTTGAAGACTTCTTTTATCCATTCATCCGGTACCCATTCACCGAACAGATCACCCATGTCAACGACGAATATCTTTTGTGACTGTTTAACATACCGAGGTTCGTCCAAGCGATATTTGTGGAATGTAGGCTCGTATCCAAATGGATATGCTATATACCTTTTCGGATTAAAAAAATACTGCTTTTGCTCTAACTTGTGGATTTTTTCATATGGAGCATAAAGACCGCATTTTTTATAATCTTCCGAAGTGCAGCACGGTCCATTAACACAATTATTGCAATAGCAGTCAGCAGGCTTAAATCTGTTTATGATACCTTTTGCATAGCAGTATTCACACCCATGCAGGCAGCCTGTAACCGGATTCCATGTCATATCACACCAGTCGATCTTAGTTTTATTCATAGGTTCCTCCTCATTTCGATTTCCCCCACTCGCGCTGGATCAGCGCCTCAGTGAGATTCGCATCAGCCTTGTATGCATTAATGCGTTCGCTGTACTGCTCTTCCTCCACCGTCGCCACCTCCATGTCGTACTCAAGCTTTGCGACATCCGGATCACCTTTTGCCATTACTGTGACAAGAGCCGCCGCCGTGCCAGCATCCCGAAGCTTTGCCGTTTTTCGGGCAAGTTCTATGCGGTAATCCATCTGGAGCTTTGCCCGGCGCTTTCCGGCTTCGGCCGATTTATTAATTGCCACGTACATGTTGCGGATACACTTCTGCCGACGCGCATAGAGTGACTGTCCGTCTGGGATATGGCAGCTGTCGTCCTTGGACGGTTTTTTCGCTGTGCTCATGGGCTGCTCCCTCCCGCCGCCGTTTTTTCATCTGCAAATAGATCTTCCGCTAGATGGCTGTATTCGTCAGCGAACGGATCTACGTAATGCGTAACGCCGCCGCTGTTCACAGGTCTCTCAAACGACTCGCGCTTCGGTGTATCGCTCCGCGGTTTGTGAGGGTTACCGTCTTTGTACATTTGCCACTTTGCCCCCTCATCGGCATATTCTGAGCAGATCAGCGCCGTGCCACCGTGAATCCCCTGTCCAAAGAACTCATTGATGCCACGCGGTTTGACTGCAAAATCGCCATTTCCTGCTGTCAGTTTCACGACATACGCATGCCGATCAAGCAGTTTCTTGAGATCGTCCCACGAGTATTTGCCGCGCCGCCGCGCTTTATCGATCGAGTTTTTCATCTCGGGAGTGAGAGCCTTGTGTTTTATGAGTCCAAGTTCCAGATAGTGATCGAAAATGGATTGATGCGAGCCGCAAGGCTCACCGCCGGCAGGCGGAATATCTCTATCTTCTTTCCGTTCTCCGATATCCGTTATCCGATAACCGTTATCGGGTTCTTTTGGGTTTATTTCGCTTTCATTTTTATGCGATGGGTTTTCGTGGGTTTCTTGTGGGTTTGTTTCGGTTTCTGTCGCTTTAGGTCGCCCGCCTTTCTTACCGTTCTTACGATTGACTTCACGGCGAGCCTCCCATTTAGCCCTATCACTATCTATAGACGGCCGCACAAACTCAAAGATCGTGGCGATGAACGGATCTTCATCATCTAAGTTTGGAAGCTGCTGTTCTTCGGCATATTGTAGTATAAGGCGCATGGTACGGCCGAACTGTGCGTCGTCCATGCGTTTGCATTTATCAAGCAGATCGTTATATATAATTGTGCCTTTTTTGGTGCTGTTATTATCGCTCATATAGACCTCACGCTACATCCGGATCGTATTCAAGCATATCGTCCGGGTTTACTGTATTATCAAACATCACAAGCTTATCAATGCGGTCAAAGATACATGGCTGCTCATCGATCAGCCTGTTTATTTCCAAAAGATCAAAAAGTGACAACTGACCGTTGCTTTTTGCAATGCGCAGCTTATTGAGCTCCGCCGCCATCCCTTTACGCATAAACAGCTCCCACCACTTTGGATGCGTACGCCTCAGCATGGCCATGTGGTTGTTAGGATAAAGAAGATCAGTCCCGCAGCCCATACAACCGTTGCGCTGAATCTTATGGAATACACCTTCATCATCCGTCCACCCCATGTCATAAAGGGGCGAATATGGAACGTGATAGCGATTGATGTATTCCCAAATATCATCATCCGTCCATATTGATAATGGATTGCAATGATAAAATGAATCGCCGCCAAGATGTGGTCTTGATGATTCAAACAGATATCCACGGGATATAAAGTTTGTTTGGCGTGAGCGTGATTCCGCGGCCATAAGCCCCTTAAATATCACATCAACGTGAAGCTCTGCCTGAAGCTTCTCGCTTGGCTCTTTCTTGAGTGTGTCACAGCAGGCCTGTGATATCTTCACTTCGCGTAGAATGTCATAGTATGCGTGCAGCTTCGGATCTTCACTCTCGCTTTTTGAAAACTTGAGAAAACAGTCGATATTGATACGATGCGCCTTAAGCTTTGAAAAAGCCTTGCCAAGAAGCGGCCATCCGTACTGATCGACACACCACCAGTAATTCTTTCTCTGACCTTCGTGCCAGATAAGGTGTTCACGCTGAAACTTGTCCATCAGGTGTACCGGGCAAGCGGCTTCCAGTGTGGCTGTGCTCTTAAGTTTGCCATCATCTTTCAGCAGGTCGCTGACACGGCTATTGTCGATGTAATATTGTAATATCTCTTGCTGTGCAGCATATTTAAATCCTGCGCATTCAGTCTTAAGAGGTGTCGCTTCATAAAAATTGCCGCCGCCCCATTTGTGTCCGATCTGACGGGCAAAGACTAAACTTTCCGGGTACTCAACGCCCGTATTTCCAAAAATGATATATACCTTGGCCGCCGCCTCAGGAAAGAAACGCCGTATAATATCCCACAGCACAGTACTGTCTTTTCCCCCGCTAAAAGCTATCGCAGCGCTATGCTTAGATGCGCTAAAACCTGACGCAATAGCTTTGACGGCAGTATCAATCTTATAGTCAAGGTTTTTCTGCTGTTCTTTGATTAAATCTTTATAGCTGATATACATTAGTGTCGCCCCTCGCTCAGATCAAATGTCACCTGTCCGCCCACACATAGTTCTGGAAGGTTTGCCATAACCAGCGCTTTCGCAAAAGGAGGCGGTACCGCATTGCCACAACGAGCCACCTGAGATGCTTTCGATATCTGGTTTCCATCAATATCTTTATCAATCACATACGACAAAGGAAAGCCCTGTGCATTAAATAACTCTCGCGGTTCAAGCATGCGCATACCTATATCGGAGATCATATATTCTTCACCGTGAATAGTGACAAGACCAAAACGGTCTTTTGTTGTCACAGTACCGAGTGGATCAGAAGCAGCTTGTCCTTCACCAGTGCCGTAATACTTCATAAGAAATGCGCGAACTTCACCGAAGTGTAAGCCGCCGGCAGTGATTGTTTGAAGCGGCTGTTTATCAGGCTGCCCAATGTTCGTACCCTTCATTTTAAGGATGTGAGATGTAACAAGTGCGTTATGATCATGAGCTGTCACGGTATGCAGAGGATCATCCGCCGCGCTTCCTGCGCCTTTATATGTACCGTCGTAATATTTGCTTATAAAAGCGGCAACAAGACCATATCTTGGCGCGGCGTCAACGGTCATGATGGACTCTTCAAGACTTTGACCGCGATGTTCACATTTTGCCTGTTCGGTATGATATTGAATCAGCGTAGGCGCTACCAGGCAATGTTCCGCCTTTGAGACAACTGTACGCAGCGGTTCGTCTGCCGCCGCCGTCCGATCTCCGCCGCCCGTTTGTCCTATAGCCATAACTGTCGGCGTCACCAAGCCAAAGCGCGTCGCTCCAGCCATGACGGTATCAATAGGTTTCCCGGGCACCTGCCCAATACTGTTTTGCTGAAACTTTGTGATATAAGGAGTGACGACACCATATCCATTTTTAGCTGTTACGGTTTGTAATGGTTCTTTTACATCTTGTCCTCTGAATCCATCACCATTATGGTTAACCTGTACTATGAAAGGCTCAGGATTATTGATAACAAATTTTTGAATGCCGCGCGCGATCCGCCGCAGGGTGTTTTCAGCCAGTGGACGTTTACGCTCGAATATTGACGGACACGGAATAGACCAATCGATTATCTCTGCCGCTGTCCGCCATGGCTTAAGCTTTCCTTTTTTAACCGCTTCGCTGTTTGGATCGCCGTGAGTAGGTTCAGGCCATACAATAGGGCGACCGTCCCGCCGCGCGATTAAAAACAGGCGTTTGCGCGTTGTCGGCGCACCATAATCACATGCCCGAAGCTCGCGCGTTTCAACCTTGTATCCATATCTTTTTAGCGCATTCACAAAAGCATTAAATGTGCGGCCTTTTTGCTTAGGATCCGGCTTACCGTTTTCAAGTAAAGGGCCCCATGTTTTGAACTCTTCGACGTTTTCAAGCATAATCACGCGAGGCTTTACTGTGGCTGCCCAGCGTACGCCAACCCACGCAAGCCCGCGTATTTTCTTCTCGACAGGCTTTCCGCCTTTGGCTTTGCTGAAATGCTTGCAATCAGGTGAAAGCCACACCAACCCGACAGGCCGTCCCGCCGCCACTTCTCTCGGATCAACCAAAAATACGTCCTCGCAGTAATGCTTTGTCTGCGGATGGTTGACCATGTGCATGGCAATAGCCATCGGATCGTGATTTATCGCAACATCCACCGCGCGGCCGATAGCCTGTTCAATTCCTTCGCTGGCGCCGCCGCCACCTGCAAAATTGTCGATAACCAATTCATGAATATAACCCATGTGTTAAGCCTCCAAAAAATCAAGCAATGTCGGCATATCCACCTTCAGCTCCGCCGCCTTTAGGTACCCAACACCGTCTCTGAAATAACCAGCATTAAGCTCGCAGCCTATCCCGTACCGCCCCATCCTCACAGCACATTCAGGCACCGTCATGAGACCGCCGAACGGGTCATATACCACATCGCCAGCGTTTGTATACCGATTGATGAGCCGTTCCACGATATCGATCTGCAACGGACAAACGTGCATCTGCTGGCGCTTTCTGCTCTGTGATGTGTTTAATGTCTTCATGCGGTTGATGTCGTCCCACACTTCATCTGACCAGCTGCCCGGCGCGACCACCATAAACGACGCGGGAAGCTTACCTTTTTCATCGAGCTTCTTTGCAAGCTCCACATGCTCGTTATAGTTGTAGATGGTTTCGCGGCTGTATTTGCGATAAGCCGCTTGAAGCCTATTTACAGGCATAGCGGACAGCTCGTCTTTTGTCAGCCGCCGCGCTCCTGACGATGGCCAGAATGCATGCGCATCAATCTGCCACTGTGCCCGGGTGTACTCATCTTTGCTTTTCGTCACAGGGACATCCGCATAGGCCTTGCTGGTGTCGCTTGGCAGTTTCCTGAAAAGCAGAATATACTCAGGGCAGCCTACGCCCATCTTGGTGCCGTCCTTGCACTGCTCTGACCATCCAAGGCGATATGTCTGGTTGTTTTCTCTCACCACATCTGTCACGACGGTGATCATGCCGAAGTATTGAAATCCGTGATTCATATAATGCTGTATGCATAGTGCGTGGAAAGGTTCGATTGTTGGCATGCCTGTGCCGGTTGCATTCCCGAACAACACACGATCCTTTACATGAATGCACATCACCCGGCCGGGGCGAAGAGCTCGCAGCAGGTTAGGTGTCAGAAAGTCCATCTGTTTGAAAAATTTCTGCGTATTCGGGTTATGGCCAAAGTCGTTATAGATGGCCGAATACTCATAATGATTGCCGAGCGTCATCTTTCCTTCGGGCATCTTCTCACCTCCTTCCCTTTCCGCGATTGATAAAGGCATATACCGCTCGCTCGTCCAAGTATTGCGATAGTTTTGAGCCTGCCAAGACATCGGCGTTATTGTATAACCCTGCAAGATAATCGAGGGTAAGGCCGTATTGAGGTTTGATCTCGGCCATATCTTCGTCTTTATAAGGTATGAGATTGTAACCGTGTTTTCTTTTGTTGGCCTGCCATCGATCCCAATACATGAGAACTTTGTTTGCATGGATCCGGTAAAACCTGTCATGCGCAGATGAATAGACAACGAGAAAACAAGTCTCACCAAAAGGAACTGCTAAGCGGAAGTACATGATCTGATTATCGCGGATCTCTTTGAGTGGTAATCCTAACGTATCCGCTGTTTCTTTTGTATCAAAGCCGATTGCTTGGCCGCCGCGTAAAATTCCGTTAAAATCTACTTTAGGGCCTCCGCGGAACTCTGCGCCGACGATCTCACTTTTATGTGTTTCTGTATTGTACTTGCGCCTTACCGAGACTTTTGTCTCTGTTTTATCTACCTTAGCAATACCGCGAAACAGGTATCCTTCGTTCGCTCTGTTTACGACATTCTCTAAGAATGCGCCTTTAAACGCTCCCCCGCGCTGCGTATATCCTGCCATAAAGTCACCCCCTGCCCCGGTTTCTTTTGTAGCCGCCCGGGGCTTGTCCGGCTCTACTACTGCTATCTATACAAAGTGGTATGATGCCACAAGGTATACTTACGACTTGATCACCATCACGTAGATGCCGCGATCTCCGAACAGCTCAGCTTTGCCGCCGCCGTGCTCATATCCGCCGGCACAGATCATCCCGACACCCAAGGCTCCAACATCATCAATCTCTGGCTTGAGATCACCTGTGAACTTATGTTTGTTTCCTGCTTCCGTCTTAATGACAGAATGGTTAAAGTGATCAATCACATCTTCCGGATTAATAACAAGCTTTCCGTTGACTTCTTTACCGTAATGATCGAGCAACCAGAGCCATTGCTGGTGATACATATCATGCATGCTTGGGTTTTTTTCAACGTCTGCGAAGTTTGGTAAAAACATGACACCCTCCTTATCTGTAACGGACGGCTTTAGGCCGCCGGTGTGCTTTGCGCATTGCCTTGCTGTACTTCCCGATCTCGATCTGTCGGCAGATCACCACCGCCGGAAAGAGAATGACTCTGAGTATATTCATTCCGGCTGCCCTCCGTTTTTCTTGCACTCCTTCATCCATTTATAAAGTTCAAGGACCATGGCATAAAACTTAGGCCGCTTTCCCTGCTCTTTGATTTCATTCTTGGTTTGTGCAGAAAGCTTTGAGTGTAAGGCATGTATAGCTGCCGTTGCCGTATTTGTCAGCGCAGACGGTGATGTATCATGGCGGACGAGCGCAAGCTCTTCGAGCTTTAAAAGCGTTTCCTCATCAAATGACATGCTCTTGCGTATTTTTGCCATGGTTTCCTCCTTGCTTTTTACACGTCCTAGTACGTGGATGGGCAATTTACGGCGTTTTTACCGTGTCAGCCTACATACCCAGCCAAAATCCCGCCGCCGCGTCTCACGGCGGGGCTTGTGGGGCTTCAAAGAATATTAAAATGTCGTGATACAATGTCTCTGATAATTGCAACATTGTGATGATCGTCGACGGATTTTTCCAGCTCGCGCTTTTTATATCCACGAGATTCACGTCTTGACGTATCCCAATATTCTTTAATTTCTTTTAATGCATGCGTTATTGAGATACAGGGTATAAAGTAAATGTCACCAGAGTCGTTCACGTTGTGTCGGCGCTTCATTCCACCGAAGAACGGCTCTTGCATATCACCGTAATTATAGTCACCCCTGTTAATGGATATCCTTTTATAGTCCTCGAGCTCTTCGATAAGCTTCTGTGACACTTTGAGATATTCCTGATCATCACTTTTTGACTCAACTATGAACATGTGACGAGACCATCTATACTGAGAGATAATAAGCAAAACTTTCATAATGACCTCCAAAAAGATTGTGCCGGCAGCGGCGCTTGACCGCCGCCGACAATGTAAAGGGGTAGTCTTACTGGTGGAGATTGCGGGCTCATGCGCCCGCGCCCTTTGGCATGGCCGAGCCGCTAAGCAAGCCGATGCTGAAGGTATCTCCATGATCGAGCGGCCTTGGATTCTCAGCCCGTCGGCTGATCGTGAGTTTTATCCTTTGCCGCTCTATTTCATCACAACGATGGCTCCTATCATGCGCGTTCACATGCGGAAACTCACGAAGGCCGCATGCATTGACGCGCAATCAAATCTGTTGTACACCCGCGCCATCTTTCAAGGTTTTTGGTGGAGGAGCGCGGACTCGAACCGCGCCATGCTCGGGTTATGAGCCCTTACGCTTGTCCTCTTGCGTATTCCCCCATGTTTATTTCAGCCGTGGATTCTGCGGCCAGAATACGATTATCAAGGCTGCCACGAGCAGCAGACCGCCGCATATATAAGCCCATACATCAGGAAACATGATCGGCATCCTCGGGTTGATTTTTAGCCATTTGTTGTATAATCTTCTCGACCGCATTAATATGCTCTCTCTTGTATGTTGACCATGTCTGTAAGCACTGACATGTCGCCTTGCAATTCATACATACGTACCGTGCGGAATACTCCTTGATTAGCTTTTGATCATTTTCAGCATCGATGGTGCCAAAGCTGGATTCTTTAATAATGTTTGTTCCGCCGCAAAATTCACAAGTAACGGTTAAAATATTCTTTCTTGTGGGGCTTGTGAACCAAAACAATGCAATCTTGATCTTTTGTAAAATTCCTATTTTGTTACCCATGCTTGACCTCACTTTCTGGCTGTCTTGGCCGCCGCACCACCACGACGGCCCGCAGCCCTAATTCCTACTTCATCTCCCAATGTTCCCATGGTGCCGACGACAGGATTCGAACCTGCGACCTCTGATATGGCCAGCGCTCTATCCGCTGAGCTACGTTCGGCATATGGGCCGGGTGACTAGTCCGGCCGTGTCAATGGAGGTATATATGAAACCGCTTATTGCGGTTGCTGGTACATTGTTTGTTTGCTCGCGTACTGGCAGTAACTATATTCAACCCCACATCCTCTGCTTTGACCGTAATCGGATAGAAAGTATACATAATCGGCAACATCGAGCATCGCGAGACAAATTCTCATATAGTCACCCGGGCGCATACCTTCTGGCAGAACCGCCGGATTTAAAACCACGTTCCCTTCGGCCTTGAGCACTGTCTCGGCCTCTGCAAACTTTGTTTTGTAATTTGGATCACCTGTTATCTTTCCTGCAATGCAAACTTTCATGTTTCGTCCTCCTCTCCATAATCCCTATACCGGCGACGATCACCACCAGAGCGATGCCGCCATAGATCAGCCACGCTATAAACTGTCCCATCATGACTTCTCACCTTCATAGACGAGCACGGCCTTTCGGCCATCGTTAGCCTCGGTTGCAATATGGCGATACCGGATACGAGCTTCTAATGTATCGCAACTCATTACAAAATCGACCGCAATTTCGCCGCATGACTTGACGACGAGCGCAAATGCCATAGCTTTACCCGTCCGCCGCCCGGCAAGCATGTCCCATATCGAGACGCCCGGGACGGATAAGATTGTGTTTTCATGGATTGAGATCATGACTTACTCCTTGTCCAATTATCAGCAGCTTTGAAACCGGCAGTCCCGCCGCCATGCTTATTGCATGGCCTTTAACAGCTTGTAAACCTTGCGGTACAGAATCTTTTCACGCCTTTCGCGTTCCTCGGGCGTTAACACCGGATGCAGATTGATGATTTTATATCCGTCCATTTTAATAGGCGGCTCCTGTGTGTATTTTTGACCATGCATTTCAACTATGATGGGTTCTGACATATCAATCACCTCGTTAATAGATATTCCGTTTGCTTTGTCCATTTTGCCATCTAATTGTCTCTTCGCCGACCGATTAAAAACTTTTTAACCAGGCGGAGCTTTGCCGATCTTAAAATACCTTTTATTCCAAATGTGATGTGGCGGCTGTGCGCATTGTCAAAGTTTCCGATTACCGTGCCCTGTATAATGCACCTGCTCTCGCTGTCGGTCTCTTTGTGACTTCCGCTTTTAATACCGACCATCACCAACGACTCGAGCTCGAATTCAGATTTTTCATTATCCGCAACCACTGTGACGCGTACTATTTGCGATTTATCTCGCAGCGACATTTCAATGCGAAAATTATCCATTGCCTCATATCGATCAGGCATACCATCACCCCTGTTCGCGTGTTCTGTCGGGTGAGAACCGGAGCGCATAATATGAGGACACCACATCTTCAAATTCGTTCATGATACGCTCAAACTCAGGACGTTCCTCTTCGCTGATTTTTCCATCAGCTGCAATGTTGATAAGCCCATCTCTACACTTCACGAAATCAGATACTTCTTTGAGGACATTGAGCACCGCTTCAGGAAGGTCTTTAAATTCGATCTTAGGCAGGCAATGTCGCGCCACTTCCGAACTAAAGACAAGGTGCTGATATGCAAGATACTGTGTGCCGTAAATCTCGATCATGGCGCATACAATGTCATTTGGCGGTACTGTGCGGCCTGTCTCATAAGCGCGGAGGCTCTCAACGGACACACAGAGCAGCTCCGCCGATTTTTCTTGCGTGATGCCCTTGTCGGCTCGCGCGATCTGATAGATGTTTCTCTTTTTATCCTGCATGGTCTACCTCCCGCCGCTTAAATTTCCCTTTCGGTATAATCTCTGCCGTTCTGGTCACCCGTCCGGCAGGCTCATCACGTGGTATATCGTCCTAGCTTTGGGTATACTGATATCAAGCTAGGAGGTCACGTTTTGTGTCGTTGTCAGGTAAAAAAATAAGGTCGTCTGTTATGTTAAATAGTCGTTTTAGTAAAACGATCTTGTCAAATCCAATATTATTGACACCTGTTTCATATTGCGTATAGGTTGATCGAGATACATTAAGATAATCAGCAACATGCTGTTGCGTATAGCCACGTTCTTCTCGAATCTTTTTCAATCTATTAAGAGCTGCCATGGTTCCCCCAACGTCACATTTTATGACTTGATTATACGTCACACTTCATGACATGTCAACAACAAATTCTCGATTTTGTGACCATATGTTTTGTTTCGTGACATTCACAGTTATAATGAATTAAAGGAGATGTCGTTTTGGATTTTAAAAATCGCCTTAAAGAACTACGGCTAAATAATAATATTACTCAAGCAGAACTTGCTAAAAAGCTTAATTACGGGAGAACTGCTATTGCTAATTATGAGGCTGGACGAACCGAGCCTTCCTTCGAGGCTCTAAAAACAATAGCTGAATTTTTTGGCGTTTCAATTGATTATCTTTTAGGAAGACCTAAAATGATCGAACCCGAGGTTGTTGCATTCCATAAAAATACACCCGGCGATTTTACCGATGATGAAAAAGAAGAAATCGATAACTTTATCCAATACATATTAAGTAAGCGCGATAAAGAATAGTTATTCGCGCTTTATTGTGACACAATATATAGCGGCTTGTCATTTACCACATCTTGGACTACAATTAAAGAACACACATTCGACACCAACAGGAGACTTACATGATATCAGCAGATGAGGCTCTTGAGCAAAGAATTGTTGACGAAGGCATTTCTATTATCGAAAGCACACAAATACCAAATAGCGCGGATGGATTATTCTGCAAAGGAAATAATAAGAAAATCATCTGTCTGCGTTCGCGCATGAGCGCTTGCCGCCGCCTATGTACACTGGCCGAGGAATACGGCCATGTCATCACATCTTGGGGCGATGCGCGATCAATGGATCCGGCAGAAATGACGCGCCAAGAAGCTCGCGCCATTGCATATGCTATTGAACTGGTTGTGCCGCTTGAAAAATTGTATAAGGCCCATGACGTAGGTGTGCGAAATGCGTTTGAATGCGCGGAATATCTCGGCGTCACTGAAGAGTTTCTGACGTGGGTGTTTGCGTATTATGAGGCACGAGTGTCGGGGTTTAAGACGATGTTTTTAGATGAGGAGTTAGCATAAGTGAAAAAGCATAAATGGATTTGGTTTGTTATTACATTTATGATCATCGTGGGTATGTTGGTCGGATATTTTGCTATAAAACATAATATTGAAATGGAATATGCGGTTGTTCTCGTACGGAACAATTTTAGCAGTGATTATGATTTAAATTCAGATATTATCGAAATTCAAATATCTAACGTATATGAACAAAGTCACCCTAAGTCACTGGAAGATGCAGCACGGGCACTGATTGCCTCTATGAAAATCCTCGAAGCAAGCGACAGCCAAGAGGCTATTGATATGGCAAATAAGCTTGTAGAGCTAAATAGATACACCGGCGAAGAATACGACGACATGGCCTATCCCGTCCGTCAATTTGCTATAGATTACGATTTATCTAATACAGAAGCATTGGATACGATACTGCAAGAAGCCACAGAATAGAGGTAAGTAACTTGATAGCCATATATGCACGGCAGAGCGTAGAAAAAGAAAACAGCATATCGTTAGATGCGCAGATTGCGCATTGCAAAAATATCATCACCAAAGGTGATATTAAAGAATATGTAGACAGTGGATATTCCGGATCAAACATAAATCGCCCCGCGTTTGAGCAACTGATGGAGGATATAAAGAACGGGTTAATTACCTCGGTCTATAGTTATCGGTTGGACCGTATATCGCGCAACATTCTTGATTTTGCAAACCTTCAGGAGTTCTTCAAAAAGCATAACTGTGGTTATGTTTCCGCGACAGAAAACCTCGATACCACATCCCCCATGGGCCGCGCCATGGTCAATATTGTCATGGTGTTCGCCCAGCTCGAGCGCGAGACGATCGCCGGACGTATAAAAGACGCCTATTTTGCCCGCGGCAAGATTGGCGCATTCTTAGGTGGCGGGTGCCCGTTTGGATATACTACAGCAAAAGCTGATCTTAATGGAAAGACAATGTCTATTCTTCACCCTGATCCGATTACAGCCCCGATTGCAAAAGATATCTTTGAAGCTTATACCGCACGCCGCACATCATTACGAGCTATCGCGTTGTCACTAAACGAGAGAGGCATAAAGACATCAACAGAAAAACCATTTACAGGAGTGGGCGTAGGTCGTGTTTTAACAAATCCAGTTTACGTGGCATGCGTGCCGGAGATGTACGATTATTTTTTTAGTAAAGGATATCAGATATCTAATCCTGTCGAAGAATTTGACGGCACGACAGGCTGTTTGCTTTTTGGAAAAGAGGTAGGCCATGTTAATAGGTCTTACAATCCTATTGAATCACAGATACTCGTTAAAGGCGCCCACGAGCCGCTCATCGATGCGAATACTTTTATTGATGCTCAATACCAAATGAGTAAGAATAAGTCGTTAAAGCGTGCCGGCACAGGGAAGCGCAGCTGGCTTACCGGGTTAACCAAATGTGCAAAATGCGGATATTCCGCAACCGTTATGAAAGTAAGGTCTTATCATTATTTTAAATGTAGCGCAAACCGACATACTGGTGTTTGTAAGAATAATAAAATGCACCCCCAGAAGAAAGTTGAATTGTTTGTTGAAAGGGAGCTTTTAGACGCCGTTAGAAATCTCAATGTGGACAAGCTCTGCCCCGAGCAGACGGGTCAACCGAGCATACATATTCGCCAACAGCTTATAAAGATTGATCAAGAGATCGGTAAGCTTGTTGAAGCTCTGTCTATGGCAGACGGAAGCTCTGCCAGTAAACATATCATAAAGCGTATTGAAGGGCTGGATAACCAAAAGGCGGAGCTATCAACATCCCTGAATCCGCCGCCGCCGCTTAATGTCCAGAAGATGCTCGATACCGCGAAGAAACTGCTTTCCGGATGGGATGGCGCAGATGTTCAGACAAAGTCAGAATGGGCCTCTACATTTATAGAAGCCGTTTACATTGGGCAAGATTCGATCAAAATATCGTGGAATATCTAGTTAGCCTTTCTGAATCTGGTGTAAAGTCTCCCGGATGGCTGAACAGAATCACCCATTTACCGCGGTATTCGGACAGGCTTTTCACGCCGTCCGTTGTCATAGCTGTAAATTCAGGCGCCGGGTCGCCCAGTCCTGGAGGCGCGGTTGTCACCATTGCGTCCACTACGGGAGCCTGCGTTTGCTGCATTGGGACGTTTCTTCTTTGATAGCAGCTCATGTCTTTGACACTCACCTTTCACATTTATTCTCTTTACTATATTCAAGGTGAGCATCGTGTGTGTGCTTTTTCGACAAGCTAAAAAAGGACTCCGCTAAGAGTCCTTTCATAATGACTATGATGTCTGCTTTTTTTCAGCAACTTGTAAGCCAAGCCATTGGCGGTAGCTTGCCAAGCGTTGCCTTTAAGCCTGGCAGACCTGCAGTGCCACATCGCTCGCCGATGCCGCATCCGGTGTGTAATAATCCGCGCCGATTGATTTGCAGAATGAATCTGTGACAGGTGCGCCGCCAACCATGATTGTGAGCTTGTCCCTGACACCCTTCTGTTTTGCCGTT